CTAAAGTTCCATTTGCCTCTGTTCCTGATAGAGGATTATTCTTACTCCAATCTCATGGCATCCAGTATACATTTAATGAAATGATTACTATTCAGACACATGATGGTTTATATGATGAGGCAAATAAGAAATATCTAATGACTTATATGCCCGAACAAAAACCACGTACAGCATTACCTTTTATTGTACATCAGGCGGATTTAATGGCCGCTCGTATTGAGTTTGAAAGAGAATGGTTACCTAAATTACAGGGTAACGTGGATGCCCAAAAGAAATCATTTACATTGGGTAATAATAAATCAGCTCCATTAACTTCAGCCGCTAAATCTAAAGCATTAGGTAGCATAAAAAGTGAAGGACTAAAAAACATGTTAGACAACTTATGATATTAACAATTGTATTACTCTCAATACTGGTCGTGACTCTTGGATTCACGACCTATAACCTTTTACGAAAAAACGAAAAGCAAGAAGACATTTTAGCAGGTTATATGACTTACCTAAATAAAATATCAGATACTATTGAAATGTCAGAAAAGAAAATGAATGAGGTAGATGCTAAAGGTAGTTTTAAATCCGATGATGAAGTAGGGTTTTTCTTTGAACAAATTAAAACTATTCAAACAGCATTAAATTCTTTTGTTGTTAAGAATATCGCAAAATAATGGAAGAGGTAGTAGTTAAGAAGAAAAAGGGTGTCCAATACTTTACCCAAGACGCAGAAGATGCTATTGTATTATATAATAACACTGCGGATTTTGAGGTAAAAAGTAGAATCTATCAAGATAGAATTCATTACGCCTTTTTTAAACTTACCGAAAACATTATCCATACCTTTAAGTTTTATTATACTGAGGTGGATAATATTGAGGATTTACAACACGAAGTAATTACTTTCCTACTATCCAAAATCCATTTATTCAATCCAGAAAGAGGAGCTAAAGCATATTCTTATTTTGGAACTATTGCTAAACGTTATTTAATATTATCAAACCAAAAGAATTATAAAAAACGTATTGATACTATTGGTTTAGATGCTATTGAGGAAGATGAAGAACATTCATACAGCATCGATGATTCATCGCACGATGAGCGTCTATCGATGTATATAGACATTTATACTGAGCATGTCACTAAACACATTTATACTTTATTTCCTAAAGAATATGACGCTCGAATTGCGGATGCTATTTTAGAATTATTTCGTAAAAGAGAACATTTAGATGTATTTAATAAAAAAGCTCTTTACATTTATATCCGTGAAATTATAGATGTTAAAACACCTAAGATTACCAAGATAGCAAATCAACTCTACGACATTTTTAAGGAAGGTTATATATTTTATTTGGAACATGGATATACAAGTTTTTAAGTTTCATATTTATAAGAAACTAAACGTATATTTATGTCACAATTTGATAATGTAATTTTTGGAAAGAAAAAATTCTCTGATGTTTTAGAGGAAATTTATAATAATCAAAAGAAAAAAGACCAACAGGTTACTGCTTTAATTTCTGAGTTGAAACCATTAATTTCTGATATTGGGGATGCTACTTTGGTAGTTCCTTTGATTAAAGAATATATGGAAATTAGTGTTAAAAATGATGATATTTTAATTAAGATGGCTGCTTTAGCCCAACGTGCTATGGCAACAGTAACTTCAGACGGCGCTTTAACTATTTCTGATGAGGAAAAAGAGCAGTTATTATCTGCTATGAATGAGTTAAAAGGAGGTAAATAATGGGTAATTATGGATTTTCAGATTTAAACCAACAACTTAATGCTAACGCTAATAATGGATTTAATGTTGCAAATGCTATTTCTCAAGCTAATTTAATTAGAGCTGTAAGAGTATTAAGTATTGTTTTAGATGAAAATCACCCAAGATTTAAAGAATTAGGTGAATGGAATGGTTTAGGTATTGTTGAATATGAAGATGTTATAAATCCTTTACCATCTCCATCATTACCAACAGCAAGACCATTAACAGGTAATTTTAAAAATTTACCTTTAGTTAATGAAATTGTTTATATAATTGGACTTCCAAATACAGATATTGCCTCAATATCCTCAAACTCCTCAGAATACTATATTAATATAGTTTCACTTTGGAACCATCCCCATCATAATGCTTTTCCAACAACTCCAAATTCATTACCTCCTACACAACAAAAAGATTATATTCAAACCCAAGCAGGTAACGTTAGAAGAGTAACAGACCAATCTACCGAAATATTTTTAGGTAAAACATTTATTGAACGTTCTAATATTCATCCTTTATTACCTTTTGAAGGAGATATACTTTATGAAGGTAGGTGGGGAAATTCAATTCGTATTGGCTCTACAGTAAAAAATACCCCTAATAATTGGTCTACAGTAGGTACAAATGGAGATCCTATTTTAATTATTAGAAACGGACAAGGTATTCAAACAGAAGAAGGTTGGGTACCAACAGTAGAGGATATTAATAATGATGATTCATCAATTTATTATACAAGTACTCAAAAAATACCTTTAAAGGCTTCAAGTACTCTTTATGATAGTTATAAAACAGCCCCTACAGCTCCTGATCAATATGCGGGTAAACAAATATTAATAAACTCTGGTAGGTTAGTATTTAATTCAACTGTAGATCATATTTTGTTAAGTTCGGCTCAAACAATAGGATTTAGTGCTGTTAAAGGGTTTAATTTTGATACTAAAGCTAATTTTGTTATAAATGCCCCTTCAATTAAATTAGGTTCTAAAAATGCTACTGAACCCTTATTATTAGGTAATAAAACTGTTGATTTATTAGAACAACTTTTAGTAAACTTACAATCATTTATGACTATTTGCTCTACCTTAGTTTCAACCCCTCCAGGTACTCCAGTAGGACCTTTAAATATTGTAGCAGGTCAAATGTCAACCATATTAAATGGTTTACAACAAAATTTAAATAGTATTAAATCTAAAAATAACTTTACTATCTAATGGCAAATATACAAAATATTGATGTAGAAGCACTTTTAAAATCTATTCCTGATAGTTTAAAACCTCAAGGTTCAGCTAAATTAGGTAATATAATATACGATAAAGGTAAAGTTATTCAACAACTTTTAACTCCAATAGCTAATAAATTACTATTAAATGCTACTTTACCTGAAGGAGTTTGTGTTCCACAAACAATATTAGATAAATTAATTTTAGAAAGAAATGCTTTAGTAGGGCAATTAAATAATATAGGAACTAGTTTAGACATAATTACTAAATCTATTACAGGATTAAACACTTATTTTAATTTAGTAGTAACAATTATTAATACTATATCAGTTGCTAAAACAGTAATATCAGCAGCTGCTAAATTAACTCCACTTATTCCAGGAGCTGTACCTGCTGCTTTAAGTGATTTAGAAGATGCTAAAAATAAATTAGTATTTACTAATACAGGAACTTCTAAATTAGATAAAATACAATCCTCAATTACAACCTCTGCTATTTCAATATCTTTGGTTAATGGATATATATTAAGTATAGTAAATACCTTAAATTTATTAGATACTATTTTAATAAAATGTAGTCCAAATTCCACATTGGTTCCAATTTCCAAAGGAATAAATGATAGTGCTGATGTTCAAAGACAAGCAGAAGTTACTTTAAACCAAACTACTTACCAAGGATTTATTATTGAAATACAAGAAGTACCTTATACTCCAACTGTAATTCGTAGACGTGCTATTGGTAAAAATCAACAAGGTATAATTTTAATACAAACCGAATTATCATTTACAACAAACCCATTAACTTTGATTAATGAATTAAAATCAATAATCGATAAAGACAATTTAAAAGCTTATTAACTTAATATTTATAAACAATGAAACCATCAGATTTTAAAAAAATTATTAAAGAGGCAGTAAGGGAAGCTATCCAAGAAGAATTAAAAGATATTCTATTGGAAGCTGTTCGTGCCCCTAAAACAATTGTTACGGAGTCTCTTAGAGACACTTACGCTCAACCTCATCTATCAAAACCCAAACAATTAACCCCTTCGGAAAGACAAGCAATGTTTGGTAATATCTTAGAAGATATGCAAGGTGGTGGAGCAGCAACTACTGCTTATAATGGAACTTTTCAACCACAAGGACCTGTAGACACTGTTAGTGGTGCTTTACCTGAAGGTAATGTTGGTTTAGATCAAATTATGGCTTTAATGAATAAATAATGGCATTTGGAGCTAAAAAAATATTTCCTATAGACACAGCACCTTCGGTTGCTGTTGGGGTTGATATTCCTTTTAATGCTCCTGCTGTTTTTAAATCAAATTATACTACTCAAGCATCTATCAAAAATAATTTAATTAATTTCTTTTTAACAAATAAAAATGAAAGATATTTAAATCCAACTTTTGGTGGAGACTTAAGAGCATTTATTTTCCAACAAATTACAGAAGGAAATACAGAATATTTAAAACAAGATATTCAATCTCAATTATCACTATATTTTCAAAATGTAATTATTGGAAGTTTAGATATACTCTCATATCCAGATATTAACCAAATTAATGTAGTTTTAAAATATAGTATAAAAGATACTGGATTAACTGATGAAATACAATTAGCATTTATATAATGGCTACTAAAAAAAGAAATATAACCTATATTAATAAGGACTTTAGTGAACTAAGGGCTAGTTTGGTTGACTATGCTAGAACTTATTTCCCAACAACTTATAACGATTTTACTCCAGCATCACCTGGTATGATGTTTATGGAAATGGCTGCCTATGTAGGTGATGTTTTATCATTTTATTTAGATAATCAAATCCAAGAAAACTACTTACAATATGCTCGCCAAACAAATAACTTATATGAGTTAGCTTACATGTTTGGTTATAAACCTAATGTAACTCAAGTTGCTACTACGGCTATTGATTTTTATCAACAAGTACCAGCTTTATTATCAGGTTCAACTTATGTACCTGATTTTAGTTATGCTTTATTTGTTAATTCAAATTCTGTAGTAAAATCAACAAGTAATACTAATATTTCCTTTTTAGTAGAAGAACCAATAGACTTTTCAGTTTCAAGTTCAGGTGATCCAACATCAATTTCTATATTTTCTGTAAGTGGAGTAAATCCAACATATTACTTATTAAAGAAAACTAGAAGAGCATCATCAGCTACTATTAATACTACTACTTTTTCATTTGGTGCTCCTGTTCCTTTTTCAACAGTAGAAATTACAGGTGAAAAAATTGTAGGTATTTTAGATATTACAGATCAAACAACAGGAGATACATGGTATGAAGTAGATTATTTGGCTCAAGAAACAATATTTGATTCAATTAAAAATACAAATACAAATGATCCTAATTTATCCCAATACTCAGGAGATACACCTTATATTTTACAATTAAAATTAATTCAAAGAAGATTTGCTACTCGTTTCTTAGACTCAACAACTTTACAATTACAATTTGGCTCAGGTACTACAGCAGATAATGATGCCGAAATTATACCTAATCCGGATAATGTAGGTTTAGGTTTACCTTTTGGACAAAGTAAATTAACAACAGCATTTTCCCCTTCTAACTTTATATTTACAAATACTTATGGTATTGCTCCTTCAAATACTACTTTAACAGTAAGATATTTAGTAGGTGGAGGAGTTACAGCAAATGTTCCCTCTAACGATTTAACTAGTATAACTGGAAATATTCAATTTTTAAATAATAATTTAAACGGAGTTACAGCAAACACAATATTTAATTCATTAGCAGTTACTAATCCAATTGCTGCTGATGGTGGAGGAGATGGAGATTCAATAGAGGAAATTAGACAAAACGCCTCAGCTAATTTTTCTTCCCAATTACGAAATGTAACACAAGATGATTATTTAGTTAGATCACTTTCTATGCCTGCTAAATATGGGGTAGTTTCTAAAGCATATATTGAACCTACTAAAGCCCAATCAATATCGGCTGGTGAATCTCAATCCGTATTAGACTTGTATATGTTGTCATATAACGTAAACAATCAGTTAACCATATCATCACCCGCTTTAAAACAAAATTTAACTACATACTTATCTCAATATAGAATGGTTAATGATTCTGTTAATATTAAAGATGGATTTATTATTAATATTGGAGTTAATTTTAGTATTATAGTTTTACCTAATTTTAATAGTAATGATATATTAACAAGATGTATTACTGCTTTAAAAGATTTTTTTGCTATTGATAAATGGGCAATTAATGAACCTATTGTATTAAGGGATCTTTATATTCTATTAGATGCTATTGAGGGAGTTCAAACAGTACAAAATATAACTATTTCTAATTTATCAGGAGAGGATTTAGGATATAGTAAATATGCTTATGATATAAAAGCAGCAACTCAAAATAATGTAGTTTATCCTTCATTAGATCCTAGTATTTTTGAAGTCAAATACCCTAACACAGACATTCAAGGAAGGGTAGTAAATTTATAACAAAATGGCAGTATTAAAAATATTCCCCGAAAAAGACGCTACCTTATATTCATTATTTCCTACAATGAATACAGGATTAGATGAAATTGTAGAAGCAACTCTTACTACATTTGCTTATTCTAATCCAAACCCACAAACAAGTAGGTTTTTAATTAGATTTGCTCAAGAAGATTTAGCATCCGCCTTTGGACCTATGCCTCTTTCTACATATAATAGTGGTAGTTGGAGTGCAAAATTACAATGCTTTGTTTCTACAGCAACAGGTTTATCAACAACTTCTTCTGTTGTTTGTTATCCTGTAGCTCAAAACTGGGATATGGGAACAGGACGTTATTTAGATGAACCTATTTCTACTGATGGAACTAGTTGGATTTGGGCAGGATACTCAGGAAGTACTCTTTGGCAAATCCCAGCTAATGGTTTTAACTACCCAGCTGGTGCGACTGCTTCTTATACTCAATCATTAAATTCATCAAACCAACAAATGTATCCTGCTGGGGGAGGTGTTTGGTATACAGGATCTCAATATTCTTCATCAGTAACTTTTTCATATAGAACAAATAAAGATATTAATTTAGATGTAACTAATATTGTAAGAGCATGGACTACCTCTTCTACATTTCCTTATGCTTTAAGTAATAATGGATTTTTATTAAAACAAAATTTAGAATGGGTTTATAATAAAAATTATCAACCTGAATTAAAATATTTTTCCGTTGATACTAATACAATTTACCCACCTGCTTTACAAATTAGCTGGGATGATTCAGTTTGGAACACAGGTTCTTCAACTCAATTAGTACTAAATACACTTCCTGCTACTATTACCTTAGCCCAAAATCCAGGAGTATTTTATAGTTCAAGCATAAATCGTTTTAGAATAAATGCTCGTCCTGAATACCCAATTCAATATTGGCAAACATCTTCAGTTTATACTAACAATTATTATTTACCTTCAGGCTCCTCTTATTATGCTATCAAAGATTTAGAAACTAATGAATATATTGTTGATTTTGATTCTAAATACACTCAATTAAGTGCAGATGCTTCATCAAGTTATTTTGATATGTATATGAATTTTCTACAACCAGAAAGATATTATACTGTATTAATTCAAAGTACGATAAACGGTTCAACAATAGTATTTAACGATCAATATTACTTTAAAGTAATTAATGGATAATGGCAGAAGAAATAATATTAAATAAAACAGTTTATGATAAAAATCAATACCAAAAGGTAATTGATACTTCCTTTACTCAATTAGTTAACGTTACTTCTTCTCTTACAGCATCTCTTCCTACAATATCTGTAGACCAATTTTTTCAATATTATCAAGATTTATTCTATCAGATACCTAAACTTGGAGATATAAATTCTCATCAGTACCTTGTAGTAACAAGTGGTGCTTATATTGGTTCTACAGCTCCAACAGATGATACTATTCAAGCATTAATTGAGGAAGTTACTCAATTAAGACAAGAAAACTTAGACTTACAACAACAAATAATCTCAGGAAGCATATAATGGCTGAAGTAGTTAACATAACCCCAATTAATCCATTTACTTTTGAATTACAGGAATATTCAACGTCGGATAATTCTCTTATTAATTCGTTTAATATAGATACAACATTTAATGCCCAAACAGATTATTTAGAATATTTTGTTTATGATTTAAATGGTAATATTTTAGTTCAAAACGTTAGTGGATATCCTGGATATAAATTAATTGATAATAGTGTTGTTTTATATCCTGAGGTAGATTTAAAAGCTTATGGTTATACTGAAGGACAATACAATACTTTATATAATTTTTTAAGTCCTAAATTAGCTTCTAATAACTTTACTCCCTACTATCTTTCCCAAATTAGTTCAGATAGAACGGAAATTAGATTAGATACAACATCTATTCCTAATGCTTTAGTAATTTCATCTACTACAGAGTTAATAAATGATATTACAAACTCTACAGGAAGTTATTATGATTTTTATTTAGATTTTGGTAATAATGATTTAGTTATTGCTGTTAATGCTTTATTAGACACAACAGATGTTAATAACCCTACAGTTCTAATTAAATTATATGAACCATTACCTTCTCAATTTGATATAAATTCTCAATGTTGGGTAGTAACTCAAGTATCAGAACCTGTAGCTTATAATATTGATATTAATCAAATATTTGATATTATTGATAATAAAATATATTTAAAAGGTCCTAACACAAATTTAAATGTTACTGATCAATATAACAATGCTACTTCTTATACCAATTATAATACTTTAACAGGAAGTCCTTCAAATCAAGGGTCTGGTAGTTTAAAATATCAATTAAATAGTTTATTAGTTAAAAGAGGAGTTGAGGTTAATATTGATTATTCTAATTATTCTAATTTTATTCATTTCTCTTCAGCACAAACTAGGTTAGAAAATTTTTATTATAAATTAGGATTAATAGAACAATATAATTATAGTGCTAGTTACTCAACAGGAACTACTACTAACTATTATGTTTCTCAAAGTAATAATATATGGCAAGATAAAATAGATGCTATTATTACTACCTTTGATGATTATGAATATTTTCTTTACTTTGATTCAGGTTCAGCATGTTGGCCTAAAATATCTTCAACACCTCCTTATGTAAATTATTCTTCTAACTCAGCACAAGGACAAGCATTTTTATCAACCCAATCAGCAATTGCTGAAGAATATGATATTGAAAACAACAATGCTTTAGTATTAGCTATTCCTTCTTATTTATTAGAAGATTCAAATAATGCTAATTTTGAGTTGTTTGTAGAAATGGTTGGACAATTATTTGATAATATTTTTATATACATCCAAAGTGTTACAACTAAAGCAGATAATGATAACCGATTAACGTATGGTGCTCCTAAAGATTTAGTAGCGGATATTTTACGAGATTTAGGTATTAAAATTTATCAAAATAATTTTTCATCAAATGATCTTTATCAATCATTAATTGGTATAACCCCATCAGGTAGTTTATATAACTTACCCTTTACAACTGGTTCATATCCTGTCCCAGCTAATTCTGGATTAGAATATATTACAACCTATATTACTGCTTCTTCTACAAGTTCATTAATTCCTACTTCAGACCTTAATGATTCTATATACAAACGTATTTACAATAGTGTTCCTTATATTTTAAAGAAAAAAGGTAGTGTTGCTGGTTTACGAGCTTTAATTACTTTATTTGGTGTTCCTGATACTATTTTACGAATTAATGAATTTGGTGGTAAAGATAGAAATCCAAATACATACGATAATTGGGAAGATACTTACAATTATGCTTTTTATACAAGTGGTTCTTCATATATTAGTTCTTCATTTGTATTAAATACTTCATGGAATGCTAGTGCTAATAGACCTCAAGCTGTTGAATTTAGATTTAGAACAGATGGTTTACCATATAATACAGGAAGTATTGCTTCTCAAAGTTTATGGGAAACTGACCAAAACATTAAACTTGTATTAAAATATACAGGTTCAGGATATAATAGTGGTTCGTACTTAGGACAACCTGTTGACCCTTATAATCAATTTGCCAAATTAGATTTTATCCCAGATCCAACAACCCCAAATAATTCCGCAAGTGTTTATTTGCCTTTTTATGATGGAGGTTGGTGGTCAGTTTTAATAGATAAGTATGTTGGAACATATACTTTATATGCTAAAAATAAAAATTATGAAGGAGAAGATGGAAATGTTATTGGATGGCAAGCCTCCTCTTCTGTAACAACAGCTGTTACTAATTGGAGTGACAGTACTAAATCTTATTTTGGTGTATCATCTTCATTATCTGGTAAAAAATTCTCTGGTTCATTTCAAGAAATTAGATATTACTCAGTTCAGTTACCTGAAACTAATTT